GCCGGGCAATGCGCCGCCGCCGCCGCCGCCGAGCTGAATTTTTCCCCCGCCGGAAATTTTGCCCCGCTCGCCACCGCCATCACCGGCACAAACACCGCCAAAACCACCCACCGCATGGCAACCCCCCTGTAGCGTGCCACCAAAAATTTGAAAAATGACACCAAATTTTTGAATTTCCGAAAATCCGCACGAATCACTAACCCACATCACCCCCGCCAGCTAACATAACAACCTGAAATCCCGAAATCTGGCCGCTTTACAGGGGATCAAAGCGCCCTCTAAACCCCCTCAAACCGGCGCCTTAAAACCACCCTTAGCGCCCTCAGCGCCCGCTAATCAGCAGCTCGGTGCGCTTCGTGTTGATCATTTGCCGCGCCAGCGCCTCAAGATCAGTGCCGGTCATTTTCGCTGCGTCCACAGCTTTGACCTTAACCCGGCCGCCGCGCTCCACTGCTCCGACAACGGAAGTCTTGCTAGTACCGCGCCCACGAGACTTCGGGTCGTTATCATCCTTGCGATTAGTCCGGCGCGGCTTGCCGCCAACATACGCCTCATCCATTTCCACGAGACCGGACAACAACGCGCCATCATCCACAAGCGCGGCGCGAATCCGGTGCATCATCGACCAGACCGTAGGCCGCCGCATTTCCAGATCGCGCGCCGCCTGCATCGCGGAAAGCCCTTTTTTGGCGTTAAGCATCAGGGAAATCAGCAAAAACCACCGCTGCAAATCAATGTGGCTGTTATGGAAAATCGTGCCAACGGTGGCGGAAAAGGATCGTTCGCATGACCAACATTGCAGCCGATCAAGCTGCGATTTTTCCGCCTTGCGCGCCACTGTATCGGCACCGCAGGCGGGACAGTGAATGCCATTTGGCCAGCGCACTTGCTCCAAATGAGCAATCGCCGCCCCCCTGTCCGGGAAGCGGCGATAAATCTCTACCAATGATGCCATGGCTTAACCTCTGTTTATTCGAGCGTTTGGGAGCTTACGGGCCAATTCTCGCGCCAGCGGGGCGTCTGCCTCGTGTAATTCAGCCCATAAGCGGACGATCCGTGCCACAAGTTCTGGTAATTCGGTCGGCTCAGGGACGCGGATCACATTCGCGCTGAGGCTTTGGAGGCGGTCGCCGGGTCTATCCCGGCGACTTCTGTTCGGGTGATTTGTCACTCGTCCTCTTTGCTCGCCGCGACAAAGGCCCGCGCCTCATCAATCATGCTGTTAATGTCGGGGCCGTAGCCGTTCGGCGCAGGGCCGACATGGGCATACATTTCGACCACGTATGCGTAAAACAATGCGATGTTTTCGGCGCGAGCCTGAGCGACCTGGCTCTTGATCCAGTTCGGATGCTGGCCTTCTGTGCTACAGAAAACCTTGAACGCCGCGCCTTCAACGCAATCCGGCGTGCCGTCGAGTTCCAGATAGACGTTAAGGTGCTTCTGTGTTTTTGCGTAAATGCGGAGTTTGTCGCTCTTCTGCCAAACACTCGCCTTGATTCCGAGTTCGCCCGCGAGGGCGATGATGTCGGTTACTGTCGTCATGGTCTGTCTCCGCCCCTGATCCCCGAGGCGCGGGCTGAACTAAACCGGCTCAGTGATATGGATATAGAGGATCAACAGATAGATGTCAAGCCTTAAAACGTACAATTCCGTAGCATTCATGCGCCACCCCCCCGAGCCGCGCGATGATTCGCGGCGCCAGCCGCCGCTTGCCGCCCAGGTATGGTGCGGCCGGCTTCACCGGCGCCGCTGGTGCCAATATAGACTCCACCGTAATAATCCCCTCAGATACGCCCGCCTCCGGCCGGAGGTGCGGGGCCGTTAATCCGGTGCGGGCTACAACCCCGCGGCTTGAGCTGTTCCACCAGCTCAACCCCCGCGCTCGGCGGCCTTACGAAAGCGCAATCCCAAACGTCGCGGACGCGCTTGAACCCGAACCCGTGATCGTCATCGGCGAGCAGATCGGATAATTCCCGTTCCACGCCGCACCCGCCACACTCGGCAGCGTCATCCCCTCGGCCGCCAGCACCGTCGCAAAATTATCCGTCACCGCGCACCCCCGCCCAATCGGCTGCAAAGGCTGCGCCGCGTTTGCGGCACCCTGCGGGTAAAACAGCGTGCACGATGCCGCCGGATTCACTGGCGCGGAGGCCAGCGTGATCTCGATATGCGTTGCATCCACCCGCGCGCACGCCGTCGCCTGAATCTGCGTCGACGGCGCCCCGGCCGTGCCGCCATCCATGACCGAAAAACCAACCCCTTGTGACGCCAGCAGCGGCACAATCAGATCGTTCCCCGCGTCGTGTTGAATCGTGCACGTCACCGTCGCGCCCGACAGATGCGCCGCGACGATTTTCGGCCCAATCCCAGCCCCAAGAACAGATGGTATATTCCCGGCCGGCAATCCCTGGCTCGCCGCGATAATCCGCGCAAACGCCAGGCTGGACCGCCCCGCGAAAATCAAATTCGTGGTGTTATCCACATGCCCGTAAAGGATGCTCGTGCCGGCCGTCACCAGCCCGGTGGAAGAATTCCAGTTGTCGCCGCGCGTTATGTCATCGCCAGTCTGCTGCAACCCCCACACCATGTTATTCGCCGGGTCCGCCGCAAGCTCTGCCCAAGCCTCGCGCACCATGGCGTAGCCTTGCGAGCTGCCATACGTCACGCCAAAAATCAAAATCGGTAGCTGCGCCGCCGTCTTCCCAAATGCTGCGCGAATCTGCGCAAAATCATTCTGGAGCGCGGCCTTATAGACGGGCTTGTCACCGTAACCGAAACCGCCGATCCCGGCATACCCGGTCCCAGCAAACAAACTGTCCGCCTCACCCCAATCCACCAGCATCCCCAGCGTCGCGGCCTTCTGCCCGCTTGTCAGGGCGTTGATCGCGGCCATCATCGCCGCACCTTCCCCCGAATAAACCGCCGCCTGCGCCGCCCCCACAGTGTCAGCCGTGTACGTCAGATAACTCCCATACCCGCTTATCCCGCAGTAAACGGCGGTCCCTTCAACGCAGGACGCCATCTGCCCGGTAATCGCCGGCGTACCCGCACCGCCCAACCACGCCGAAACGCATTCCGCCTGCAACAGCGCAGCACCATCCGAGAAGGTGAAGAAATTGGAGTTACTCTGCCCGTGCTGAAACAACGCAATCTCGCTCAGCCCACTCGGCTCAATAATTCCGCCGCCGCCCATCGACGTGGTGCCCAGCAGCAACAACCGCCCGCCCGCCAGAAGCCCCTTTCCGCCAGCCGTCAAAATCGCTGTCATCAGGTCACCGTCACCGCCTGGCTGACAAACACGCCCATCAGCGTCCCCGTGCCACCTGGGCCAGAGTAAATCGCCAATTTCCCGTAGAAGGTGCCAGCCGCCGCCGGTGCAACGCCTGGGTTAAATGAAAACACCACACCGCCTGGCGTCCCGGCTGATGTGTTTACCGTGCCGGACGCAACGCTCCCAGCACTCGACGATGTGTTGCTGGCGGACGTGTCAAACCAGAACACCGCCGATTCCACGCTCCCGCTATTGGTGCCGCCAAAGTACAGACCCGGCTGAACTTCCGCGCCATGCGCCACCGGCGTTCCGAGGTTTACATCCCCCGCGCTCCACGGCGAGAATGATAGGCCAGACCCGGCATCAGCGCCCGAAGACGGGCCGGAGCCGCTGATATACGTCCAGGTCAATGCCGAGCCAGGCGCAGCGCCCACCGTCACCGCCCCGCTCACCGCCGTCACCGCCGTATCCGCCGTCAGCTCCGCCCAGAGGTAGAACGTTCCGGCGGCCGAAGGTGTGAGTGAAGCCGTCCACCCCGTGCCGCTCACCGTCGCCGCCGTCCAGCTCGTCGGCGCCACCGTGGCGCTGCTGGAAAGCCCCACATTCACCGCCGCCCCGCTCGGCGCCAGCGTGCCAGCCAGGTTCAACGCCGTGCCCACCGTGCCCGTGCTGGGCGGCGAGGTAATCGTCACCGCCGAAGCCGTAACGGTAATCACCCCGCTCACCGCGGTGATCGCCGAATTGCCCGTCTGCTCTGCCCACAAATAGAACGTCCCGGCCGCGCTCGGTGTAACCGAACCGCTCCACGTCCCGCTTGTAACCGTCGCCGCCGTCCAGCTGCTCGGCGGCACCGTCGCACTGCTGGAAAGCCCAATCTGCACTGCCGTGCCGCTCGGCGATACCGTGCCGCTGGCGGAAAGCCCAAAGCCGGTAGAACCACTGGACGGCGCGGAGGTAATCGCCACCGCCGCCGTATAAACGCTCACCGCCCCGCTCACCGCCTGCACCGCGGTATTTGCCGTCTGCCGCGCCCAAACATAATAAGTCCCGGCCGTGCCCTCGGTAATCGAGGCCGTGAACCCGGTCCCGCTCACCGTCGCGGCCGCCCAGCCGGTGGAAGGCGCCGCGGTGGCCGAATTGCCAATCGCCACCTGCACCGCCGTGCCGGATGGCCCCACGGACCCCACAATCCCAATCGCCGCCCCCACTGCGTAGCTGTTCGCCACCGTGCCCACAGACAAGCCGGAGCCGGTCAACGCCCCCGCCCCGCCACTGATGCTGGCATAATACCCATTCCCGCCCGAATAGGTGTAGCTGGTCAATTCCGCGCCCTGGCCTACAGGAATCGTCTGCACCCCGCTGGACGTAACAATCCCGCCCCCCAGCGTCACCACGCCGGACGAAAGATTGAGTATCTGGCACGTCAGCCCGGACCCCAGAAACGTCACCGGCGGCGATATCGTCACCGGCTGCGAGCAGATCAAAATCTTGTCGTTATGGACTGACCCATCCAGCGCCAGATTCGCCGTCACCTCAATCACGCCAGTCCGCAGCTGCGGCACCTGCGTCGCAAAATACGTCCACATGGCTGACAGTGTCTGCAACAACGCCGCGCCACCCTGCAACGTAATCACCGTATCCGTCGCGGCCGCCGCCGCGGCAGCACTCAGCGCCGAAACATTGGTGCCGACGTCCGAAAGAAAATTAGAAACCTCAATCTGCGCCGGCGTCCCGCCAATCACCGCGACGATAAAATCCGTCAGCGCCATCGACGAATCCTGCGGCAGCGAAACAAGGTTCGCGGCGCTCCCCGCCGGCCCCTGCGCGCCCGTCGCACCCGCGGCGCCCGTCGCACCAGCCGGCCCCTGCGCGCCGGCAGCCCCCGCCGGCCCTACCAGCGAAAGCCCGGTCGAGGGCCAGGCGCCCCCCGTCTTCGGCCCAAAAAACACCACCGAGCCGCCATTAACCTCGAAATAAAAATCGCCGTTATTCCCGGTCGACTCGCTCGGCGGCGTCACCCCGCTCCAGATCGTCGCCCCGGCACTCGCCGTCGCCATCGCGATCAGCGCCGAAATCAGCACCGCGCCGTTCTTCAGCCCGGTGCCGGCGGCCGGGTCCATCACCGGTATCAGCATCCGCCCCGCCGGCTGGAATTGCGTCAGCGCTGATATCGGGTCCGAGGCCATCTTATTGCTCCATCAGGAGCACGCCGGCCCCGTCTTCCAGCAGCAACACGCCGCCGGCATCCTCAAGTCCAAAAGCGCACTGCCCTGGCGGCGCGGTAAACTGCACCCAGGTCAAAACCCCATTCACGTCCTGTAAATCCCACGTCTGCCCAGGGCTGGACGCCAGCGGATAAACCGGTACCCCGGCCGGCAATGTCACGCCACCGCTCGCCACGATACTCACGCTCGGCCCCAGATCGTTCTGGGTAACGCTGACACTCGCGGGCAGGGAAATCGTCCCGCTCACGACGCCACCGGATCAAACGGCGCCGGGCCAGGCAGCAGTTGCGTTATCGCATGGTCGACATAAATCCCGACGGTCTGCGAAAGGCTCTGCGGCCCACCCGCCGGCTGCACCAGGACATCCATGCGCAACAGCCCCTCCGGCCAGGCGGAGGTATCCTGCACGTAAAGCGAAGCCAGCCCCGGCGTCATCGTCGCCAACGGCGTCACCGTCGCCACCAAATTCTCCTCCGCATCCCGCACATGCGCCAGCAGCGTCACGCCAGAAAGCCCATAGGCGCTGCCATCCGCATTCGAAAATGCCAGGGTGAGAGAAAGCGTCGCCCCGCGCTTGATGCGAACGGCGCTCATCAGAACTCGTACCCACTGCACGCGATGTAGTTCTGAGGACCGCTCGTCAAGCTAATAGCAATATAATATGCCTGCTGTGATCCTTTGATAATTGGAAAATTGGAAAATTCGTAGCCCAGGTTTGCGATTGAGGACGAGATATTAAATCCCACAACTTGCAGGCCGACGCCAGATGAAGTGCTTGCTAATTGGACATCGCACGCCGTAGCCGCAGCCCCTGAAAGATTTATGGACCCCGAGAAGCTTATGGCATTCTTAGGAATGTTTGTTATCGAAAACGCCGTTAAAGAGGCGGCGTTGGGCAGGCTCGAAACGACATTCACTTGAGAGATTGAGACCCGGCGTCCATTCTGGAGTCCGACCGCAAACCGGCCGCTGCTATCAGTCGGCCACACGCTTACCAGCGCGGAATACGCGTACCCCGCCGGCATGTACGCGCCACCATAAACCTCCGGCGCGACGACCCCGGTCGCATCTTGCGCCAGCAGCCCCGCTGCACCCGTCGTCGGATTATAAATCGCATAAATCGCCACAAAGCTGGAATGCGGCGCGCTTCCGGTATCCATCCCGCCGGCGCCGGTCGTCGCCAGATTCAGCGGCTCATTGAAAGCCCCAATCTTGCAGGAAAATCCACCAAGCGATTTCGAAACGATTAGCTCATCAGCTGTGAACGCAACGGTCGTCCCGGCCGCCGCCACATTCATCGCGGCATTCCGCGCCGTGCCCACAAGCGCGCCGGCATACATCAGCCCCAGCGCAATCTCCAGCTGGTTCTGCACACCGGCCGTCGGCACCAGCCCGGCCGCCTCAATAATCCCGTGGACCAGCTCCTCCTGCAGATCATTCATATAGGTCGCATTGATCTGCGTACCTGGAATGCCGCCCAGAAGGTTCTTATTCACCCATTGCCGGATGCCGCCGATAAGCTGAGTGCCAACGCTGTTAATCCGGTCCATCGCTCACCCCGTGTAACTGAAAACAGGCTGCGTATGCGCCGGCGCGTCGGCCGTGATCAGTGCCTGCACCGCATTACCGGTAAACATGCCAGCGCTCGATGCCGGCATCGTCACCAGCCATGAAAATTCCTGTGGCGAGCAGGAAATCGCATCCCCGCACACCGCGTTACCACATTCCCATATCGGCTGGTCAGCCACCGTAATGGTCAACCCTATCGCCGCCGCCTGCGCCTCGAAATACCCGGCCGATGCACCACCCGTCGCCGTCCACCGCTGCAACGCCAGCGCCTGTTCCTGCGCCGTCGTCAGCGTCACCGCATCTCGCCCATAAGGGTCCGGCCCCAGCACGCGGATATAATCCGGCAACAGATAATTCGCGGCACCCGGATCAACCTCAACCAGCATCTCCTCGGCATAGCCTTCAAACCTGGAAATCTCGGCCGCCAACGGCGCCAGCCATTGCGGCCACATCGCACCCGGCACATTCCCCGGCACGGCACACCCCGGCGGATCAATCTGTAAAAGCTCGCTCAAAACAGTGGCCTGGCTGCGGCTCATACGAAGGTCACCGTGCCCAGCGTGTTAATCGCAAGCTGGCTCGGCGCCGCCACATCCGCCGAAGGCACGCTCAGCACGTAGGACGTCAAACCCGCAGTGCTGGCAACCGCGTTTTCCAAACTCGCAAACGTCGTCGTGCTCCCAATCGTCGCGTTCTGCTGAAACGATAGCGCAAGTGCTGCCGTCGCCGCCGTCCGCAGCGCCGGCGTATCCGGCACCAGGTGCAGCGTGACCGCAATCGGGTTCAGCGTGCACGCCAGCACCACCGGCACCGCCGTCACGGGCTTGATTGAAGGCTCGTTGAGATACGCCTGCACCGTCGCCACCTGCCCGCTGGTCGGCACCGCTGGCCCCGCCATGGCAAACACCACGCCCACGTTCGGCAGGCCGCCATAGCCGGAGATAACATTCACATCCGCGACACCCACCAGTGCGGCCTTCGTCCACGTCTCATAGTCGTTAACGCTGCCGCCCATCGCCGGCAGCCGGATGCGCGCCAGAATGCGCGAGCGCCAGCTCGACGTGCTCTCCAAATCCACGCCGCCGGTAATGCCGTTCGAATCCACAACGCCGGTCTGCGACGTCAAACCGGAAACCGGCGTCGTCACCGTCAAATTCGTCCCGGCCGCCAGGTTCCCGCCCGTCCCCGCCGGGGTTGCCACCACCGGCACGCTGATCGTCCCGCCGGACTCAATCGTGCCGCCGGCCGTACTTTCATAGGTGATGTTTGTGCCTGGATAACTCAGCACAATTTCACTCGGCACCACATCGCCCACGGTGCCCGTCAGGATAACATTCCCCTCGGCCGCGGCCGCCTGGTCCTGCGGCACACCCCAGATCGAGCCAAATCGTGACAGGTTGTTCACGGCCGTATCCGGCATCAGCTCAACCGCGATATTGCCCTGGTAATAATACAGATCGAGCATCGCCATTTCGGTCACGCGGCAATTCACCGTCGCCACCGTATTCGGGTTGCGCGCATCAATCCCCGTCAGCCCCAGCGCCGGGTTCGGCGGAAACACCGCCTCGTAAACCGCGGCGCACCGCCCCGCTATATCGCCAGGTGCCGGTATCGGCCAGGTCGTGCCAACCGTCGCGCTCATCCGCCCACACTCTGCGAAAGCTCAACCACCGTATTTCCCGCCTGCACCCGGTAGCCGAGTATCTGCGGCGCCACCCACCGCACCAGCACCGTCAGCGCGAAGCCCCGCACGGTTTCGAGCCACTGCACCGCCTGCGCGACCGCTTGCTCAACCCCCTGCCGCGTCTCCTCATCCGCCAGCGCCCGGTCATAAAGCCACAACCGGCTGCCCGTAAGCTGCCCCGTAGCGTCAAGCGCATCACCCGGATAACCCCGCCTGGCCGTCACACTCACCGGCTCGCTCCAATCCGGCACCAAAACCGGCAGAACATCACCAGCCTGCGCCCGCCGGTCCGCCAGCAGGCTCATCAGCATCGCGGAAGCCGGCGTGTTATCGACGGCAAAATCGGTTCCGGCCGCATTCAGCGCGATATCGCAACAGCGCAAAGCCGGGTTATATTGCAAGGCTATATCCATGCTGGCAGCATCCGCGCGCGCGCAACGCCCCGCACGCTAGACATGTCTAGCGCCGCACTCATTCAGGGTCCGGCGCGGACGGTGTCGCTCCGCCGGTCCCATGCCCAACATGCTGATTGTAATGCCCGCGCAGCCGGTCCAGGCTGCCATGGCTGTCCGAAAGCGTGCCTGTCGTCGCCAGGTTCCCATTCACGGTCACATTGCCATCCAGCGCGATGTTGGTAGCGTTCACCGTGACGTTAGCGCCCCAGATTTCCACAGCACCCGGCCGCACCTTCACCCGCGTCCCGTCGCCCGCGTAAATCACCGCCTCGCCAGCCGCCAGCCCGCCAAACCGCGCCGATGGATTGCCCAGCGGCAGCACCATCAAATTCCCCGCATCGCCGCCGATCTGGATCACAATCCCAATCGCCCCATCCGCCGGCGGCACGGATGAAAAGCCAAACGGCCACGCCACCTCCACATCCGCCCGGTTCACATCCGTGCCGGTCGAAAGATTCGCCGTCTGCGCCTGCCCCGAATCATTGACGGATGAAACCACCCCCAGCGCCAGCAGGCTCCGCAAATTCCCCACCGCCTGGCGCAGCATATGCATCATCGCGCCCACCCGCGCCATCCCGTCATGGCCGCGAAAGCGGCCATCCACGCCTTCCTTGCTTGCTTAAACATCAACCATTCCGCGTCGGCCCAAAACTCTTCGGCCGCCTCCCAACAATATACCGCGGGTCATCCGCCGGCTCGTCAATCCGGTCGAACGCGGTGCGTCCCGCCAGCTCCAGCTGCGTCCACTCGCCGCTCTGGTCGTACCGGTAACTCACGCCGGAAATCAGCCAGTCCTTATCGGTGCCGATAAACGCATCTGTTACGCGCGAGAGCGCATTCGGCAGCCACAGCGCATTTTTGCTCCCAGCCCGCCAATCCATCACCTTCAGCTGCAACGTCTCGCCCATGCCTTTGGCAATTCTTAAGCCCCAATCCGCCTGCGCCTGCACGCTCGCCGCGCCACTCTGCGTTTTCACCTGCCGCACCGTCGGCCGGTAGCGCGTCACCTCCGGGTCACTCACATGCCCGGTCATGATCGCACTCACGCTCTCCGTGGTCGTCGCCGTGGTGCTGGTCTCCGCCGGAAACGTCAGGCCATCGCGCGGGTCCGTCGCATCCACGATCAGCGGCACCTGGCTCTTGCGCGCCACCGTCCGGTTCGTCTGTCCCTTCACGTAGTAATCCGAAAACCGCTCCGCAAAACTGGATTTTATGCCGCCGCCCCAAATATTCCCCGGCCTGGTCAGCGGCGCCGGCGCCCGGCTGGAGCCACCTTGCGTCAACAACAATCCACCCACGCCGTTGCTCACCGCCAGCAGCGCATTCTGCCGGCACGCCTTCTCAATGGCGCTCATCGCCAGCTCATCAACATCGATTCCGAATACCGGGAACGCCGCCCCCACATCCACATCGGCCGTCACTGGAATTCCAAACGGCTTCGCAATCGCCTGCGCAATTTGCAGCGTATTTAAGCCCCGCCACTCCACCGGCCCATTCGGTGAGGCCGCGCAATCCACCAGGTCACAAGTCGCATCCCGCCCGGTGATGGTGCAGGTGAGCTGATCGCCCTCCCAGCTCGCATCCACCTCATCGATCCAGCCTTTCAGAACCATCGTGCCATCCAGCGTCACGCTGCACGGCATTCCGGCGCTTACGACACCTATGATCGGTTGCGGGTCCAGGTCCAGATCAAAAGCCAGCGCCTCCCGCCCGCTATCCCGGTACGTCACTGAAAAACTTCCAGCGATATCCCGCAGATTCCGGTCCACCTGCACGCTAACCCACCGGCTGATCACAGCCCCGGAAACCGACAAACTCAACCGCCGCGTCGCCCTCGCCGCTGCCGGAATCCCCCCGCTCATGCCGCGATGTTCCTGTTGTAATAGGCCCACTGCCGCTCACGGGCGCGATTCAACTCAACCCGGCGCTTCGCCGCAGCCACCAGAATTTTCAGATCCTGCGAGTCGATGCACCGCCGGATCGCCTGGCCACAATCAAGGCAGCAAACGTTGCCGCGATCATCCACCCAAATCAGATCATGCGGGCATAACGCGCTCACGGCGCCACAACCCCGTCATGCCCGCGTATGCGGGCATCCACGACTTCTTTCTGATCGCGCGACCGATTAATCCGAGCCTGAATCGCAATCGAATGCTCGCCAAGAACCGTGCAGAATTCGCACAGCGGCTCGCGCCCTTGAAACGCGAAAGAGATAACGTGCGAGCCACACTGCATGCATTCAAACTCCGCTGTCCCATCCTTCCGGCGCAGCGCGACCATATCGGCACTCATGCTTCGCGCCAGATGCGTTTCACCAACGACGCTACGGCGGCAAAAGCCTCACAACCAGCATCGATCACCGCCTCGACCTGCGCATTGGTCGGCTGAGGGCCGCCAGCAGCATCAATCTCGTGAAACAATTTCTTCGCCGCACGCTTCAGATTATCTAAACTGTCCATTTTGTCCCCGCTCATTGATTCAAAACCTCCAACGCCCCCGGCGGTACCAGCGCCGGGTGCACAACCTGGTTGCGCGCAATCAAATCCTGGTACGTCGCGAAAACCTCGCCCGGCGTGTCGCCCGAAATATATTGCGCCAGCACCCAGGCCGGCAGCGTCGCGCGGGTGGTGATCGTCACCACCGCCGGCAGCCGGCCGATCTGCGCATTCAAATCCGCCGCTAAAGCGGATTTAAGGCTCACCAAAGCCCGCCATACGGGTGCCGCATTCGCCGGGTCAGTCTGCGCCTGCGCCCCCGCCGCCACGGCCGCCGCGTCAATCGCGGCAAACAATGTCGCCCCCTCCGCCTCGGCCGCCTGCTGGCTGTCATAGCTGATACCGCTCGCCGCCCGCACCGCGCTCGCCACCAGCAGCGCGGTCATCGCCGCACCCATCGCCAGCCCCGGCGCCGGCGTGCGAGCAGCCACCGTGGCGCCCGCCACGGCCGCCAGCAGCGTGCTTGCGGTATCCGCCGGGTCCGCGGCCGCGGCCGCCGCCACCGCCCCGCCGGGCGCCACGGCGGACGGCACCGTGGGCGTGCACGCCCCCGCAATCGCCGCCGGTACCGCAACCATCGCCGCCGCCGTATTGCCCGCCCAGCCGCTCGCCGCGCCGGTGATCGTATCCGCCAGCCCGGCAATCGCGCTGGTGGACGCCGCCAGAATCGCCGGGCCGGAAACGGTGCTGGAAATCGCCGTCTCAACCACCCCGGTCAAATTCGTCAGATACCCCTGCGCGTAGCTCAGCGCACCGGTCAGCTCGGCAATCGGCGCCAGCGCATTGGCCAGCCAATTCTGCGCCTGCGCGGTCACCGCATCGCACGCCGTCTCCAACTGGGTCAGCGTATCCAGCCCGGCCGAGGCCGAAGGGTTGTACGGGTAAAGCTGCATCTCAAACCGCGCCACCCGCAGCTCATTCGCCGCCAGGGAAAAGCGCGGCCGGGACCCCGGCACGAAAATTACCTGCAAACTGCGCAGCCACGGATGCACCAGCGTATACGGCCCCGGCTGCCGGCACGCCGCCTGCATCGTTTTCATCTGGGCAACGTAATCATCACCCACCATCAGCCCGCGCAGCGCAATCGGCCCGTCATCCGCGCCCAGGTCCTGGTAGCTGGCGTCATCAATCCCCGGAAACACAAACCGCTGCACCCGCCGCCCGGTTTCCTGGGAGGTATCGATCACCGCAAACGGCACCCCCGCAAACGTCGCCTGCAACAGCGTGTTATAGAGGCCTTGGATATCGATCATGGCTGGTTCAGCATATTACCAGGGTTGACCGGCGGAACGTTAAAGCCAAATCGTGACCGCTGCGCGCCGTTCGGATATTGGTTCATCTCATGCGCCGCATAAGCCGCCGTCGTGCCTAACGCCGTGCCGAGAGGCGTCGCCACCAGGTTGTTAAATATACCGCTTATCGTCTGAAGACCCGCGGTGAAAGCGCGAAGCGCGGCGCCAAGCAGCTCGAAATCCGGAATCAATATCTGACCGATTTCCCGGTTGAATTGGCTCAGACTTTCATCAAACCGATTCAACCCAGCTTGCGGCGCCGCATTTGCTGAATTGAAATCGTCATTCAGCTGACTCTGCCCGATATTGCGTAGCGTCGAGTAATCCGTCTGGTAAGTGTCCCAGTGCTGCATGATGCTGCGGACCGCGTCGCCGCCCTGCTGGTTCGTGAAGTAATCGCTGATCACAGCATTCCGATCAGTCGGCGTCATGTTTTTTGTCGCATCATGAACGAAGTCCAGAACGGTCTGAATCGGGTCTTTACCCTCAGCAACCGCTTGATCTTCCATCGCGTAAAGATCGGCAGGCTTGACGCCATATTTGTCAAAAATCGCCCGCATCTGCGGCATCAGCATCCGGCTCATCTGCAAGAACGACCGCTCAGCATGTGTCGTGCCGATATAGTGGATCATGTCTGTGTCATCGGTAGCGGCTTCGCTGGGGATCGAAACATTCTTGATGATGGTTTCCATCGCCGCATAGGTGTAATCAGCCACGTCCGGCCCGGTGTCGCCGGCAGTCGCCAGCGCCCCGCCAATCACCGGCAGAAATTGCCCGAAACTTTCCGCCGAAAAATGCCCCAGCTTCGTCGCATACCCCAGTTGCCCAAGGGCAGCGCCCATCTGGTCAGGCGATATTTTGAAGCTGTCGGCCAAAGCAAAAACGGCGCCCTGCATATCCGTCACGTCAATCGCGTGCGCAGTCGCAGCTTCAGCGAGGCTCGGCATAAGCGCGTCGACTTCAGCCGGTTTAAGCCCGGTCGTGATCAAAAACTTGTAAGCGTTCACCAAGTCTTCCGAACTTGCAGAATACTTCAGCGCCAAGTCATCAACCATAGCGGCGATGCGCGATTGTTCATCCGCCGCCGTCGGCCCATGCAGCTGCTCAGTGTTGGTGATTTGGGTTAGAGTCGAACTAAAACCGGCGTATGTCTCAGCAGACTCCTTTCCGAGCGCCAGCTCCAAGCCGGCATACAGCAGATGCGTCATGGCATCGCCATGGGCACCATCTTTCTGCGGGCGTTTCGGATCGTCCGTATCCTCATCCGGCTCCGGCAACTGCGTCCCCGGCGGAATAAACGCCGGCGCGCCATTATCCTCGGCCGAAGGCCCATACGGATTCGGCACAAATGTATTCTCAAAACTATAAGGCCCAGAGCCGCCATAGCCGGCAAACGCCGTCTTCAGATCATCCACCTTCGCGATTTGCGCTTCGGCCGCGGCGCCAATGCCGCCCACCGCATCGATCACCCCTTTCACATCGCCGGTGATCGCCTCGAAATCCGCCCCCAGCTGCGCCGGCCCGCGCATCGCCGCCAGCTCGCCGGTCAAATCCCCCAGCACATCCCGCAACCCCTGCAACGTACTCTCAAGGCTGCCAAACTCGCCGCGCACCTCATCCAGCCCGGCATTCATTTCATTGCGCAGTTTCAGCGTCAGTTCGGCAACAAGATCATCCATCTCAGCCTCCCTTCAATCGCTCGTTCAGCCGGTGCGCGGCGGCATTCCAGAACCGCACCTGGTCAAGCCCCATCGCCTCAATCTCGGAAATCGGCGTGTTGTAATACCGCGCCAGCCCGGCCAGAATTACCGGCCAGTCTTCCGGCCAGGCGTCGTAAAAAAACGCACCACGATCAGCGCGGCCGCGATATCCGAAGCATCCATCGCATCATGCACCAGCCGCGCCCGCCCCAGCGACATCCCCGTCGAGCTCGCAATCATCTGCGGCCGGAAATCATCGCCCGTCGCCTGCGCAATCTCCCGCTGCGCCTTGCCGTTCAACCGCTTCAAATGCAGGCTCGGATATTTCTCTTCCGTCACCGCCCCGGCCGCATCGCGGAAGCGCAGCGTCACCGGGTAATCCAGCGTCAGCACAAAGCTGCCATCGCCCTGCGCCAACGCATTTTCCGGGAAGTCCGGCGGCAGCACCGGCGCTCGTGACGTCACCGTGCCGCCGCCCTCTTCCAGCACCGGAAGCGCCGCCGAAACCGGTGCCGAATCAATCTTGTCCGGGTCATTGAAAACCACCACGTTATCAATACCCATGTTACACTCCCGCTTCCTGCGCCGGCTGGCCGGACCACTCGGCGGAAACATTGCTCCCGCCGCCGCCCTTCACCGCCGGGTCCTTCGAGAAGAACGCGCCATTGATGATGTAAGTCTGCCCGGTATCGCACTTCACCTGCAGCTCGCTCCCGTTCAGCGCCTTCAGCGCGGCAAGGGACATGCCGGCGGTCAGCGGAAAGCTCGCCTTAACCGACGCCGGCATCATCTGCTGGGAATTGGTAATCTGCCGCCCGGCCACCACCGGCGTGCTAATCAGCCCGCCCGTCATGAACGAAGCGCCCTTATCGACAGCCAGCTTCGTGCCGCCGAAAATCAAGTCGATAATCCCAAGCGATTGCGCGGTCGTGCTGCCTGACATGTTCCTGCCTCAATTATTCGAAATGAATTCGAGAGAACCGGCCAGCACCATCAGGTTGCCCATCACCTGAATTTGCTGCCGCGCATTCACCCGGTTGCCGTCATTCGGATCGATGGCAAAGCTGGAATTCTTCGCCGTCGCCGCCGAATTCTGTATCCAGCCGTTCTGCTCATAAACCGCGCTGCGCCCCGTCCAGCTCGCCTTCAGCGTGCCGGGTGTGACCGCATCCGGGTTATACGCCGCGGCAATCGTGCCGTCCTCGGTCAGCAGATTGCGCGGATACAGCAGGGAGATATACGCATCCCAGTCATACCGCACCCGCGTCGGCACCTTGGTATCCTGCAAGTCGAACCACGCAAAATCCTGGATGCTCCCGGCGTCAAGCCGGTACGTCGTCGTCACCCGCTCCAGCACAATCCCGCCATAGCCATCCGGGTCGTAAGTCGACAGCCCGGCGATCAGCAAGTTCTCCCGCTCCGCCAGCGTGAACACATCCGCATCCGCCGGGCACACCACGCCGGCCAGCGGCACGGTGCGCATCTGCAACGCCGGCTGCTGCGCGGTGGAATAGCAGCACGCCGCCGCCAGCGCCGCCGCAACCTCCCAGCTCGGCGTCAGCGAATTCTGCAGCGGCAGCGCGCAGAGATATTTGCAGTTCGGCCCAAAGGTCAGCGCCGTGCCGTAGGTCTGCGATAGCGCCACATACCCCTGCGCATCCTTCTTCACCATCGCGCCATACAGCCCGTTCAGCCAGCTGGCGAACGCGCCGATATTCGTCGTGTCGGTCCAGGCAAACGCCACATCCGTGTACCAGGTGGCAATCCCGGCCAGGGCCGATGCAATCGTCGTCGTCGGGTCCGTCGCCCCGCCGGCCATCGCGGTCACCGTCACAGCCAGGCCGGAAGGCGTCAAATCCCCACACTGCGCATTCAGCCGGATATCGATCTGGTTGCCCAGCGTCCCGCCATGCGCGGCATTCAGCGTCACCGTCCCGCTCGCCACGGTCACCGTGCCAATCGGTATCGGTGTCTGCCCGGTCACCGCACTGGCGGCAAGCAGCGCCTGCAAATTCCCCGCAACCACCGCCGCCGTATCGCCAACATTCACCGCCACCGGAAACCGCTGCCCGGCCACATAGGCCACCAGCGTCCCCGCGGCCGTCGCCGTGCCGGTCAGCGCAATCGTCCCGCTCGCCTTCGTGGCACCCGTCGCATCGGCAATGCCCATCGCATCAACCGGCGTGTACGGGTTGTTTTTCAGCCATTTATGGCACATCCGCGCGGCAATGCTTCCGGTCCCGAACAGTGCATTCGCTTGCGCGCCGGAGTTGATCGGGTAAATCCCGCCCGCCGCCGCTTGCCCAGCCGCCAGCATCTGCCCAATGATCAGCCCGCGCGCCGGAAACGGCAGCACCGCGTTTTCGTTGATGGCGGCTTTCACCTCCATGTAATTGCCTGGCACCTTCCAGGTGTAGGGAATTTCCGCGAAGTTGATCACGCCCGGTGAAGTGGTTCCGCTCATGGTCTACCCCTTTTCTTTCATGGCCGCCGCCGGCTCGGCTTTCGGCGGTTCGGGCACCACCAGGTCACCGGAAGCAATCAGCCGCTCCACGGCCACGGTGCGCGTCACCAGTTTGCCAAGGCCATGAATAATCTCCCCGCCCGCAATCGGCAGCGGCACTTTCCGCCCCTCGCCGGGCTTCACGAAAACTTTCGGCAGCTCATACATTCGGATTTTCCCAATCGGAGGTGAAAACATCAGTGCTGCCGTTCGCTGTGGGAAAATTCCACGTCTCGGCCATTTCCTCAAAAATCCCGCATCCAGGGTTCTGGATCGTATCCGCCAGCGTGATCCGCAGCGGCACCGCCAAATCCAGCGCGATCACCGCGCAATCATCCGCCCACGCCTCGGAAACCGCGTTCGAGACTTTCCGCACCTCAACCGCGCCCGTCGCCGCATTGAACCCTTGCAGCACCGCAACAGCGACGCCGGCCATCTTCAAAACGCCAATCCCCTGCGCATCGCCATAAAACAGTGAGCGCGGCGTGCCCGTGGCCTGGCGCACGGAAAGCAGCAGCATCCAGGACGCAACTCCCAGAAATATCCGCCCATCCATTTTCGGCGCAACACCCACGAAGCCGAGGCCCAGGAACGGCTGGTTGCCTTGCGTCAAGCTCTGCCACGCCTTGCGGTCCGCATTCGCCGGCATGTATTTGAACTGAAACAGCGAGGCCGGAAACGCCAGCTGCAGCCGCGCCGCAATCGCCCGCCCCTGCGCCGCCAGGCTGTCCCACTCCGTCATCGCCAGGCGGGAAACCGCAACCTCGCTCACGGCCAGCCGCTCCCGTAAAATGCACCGCCAAACCCATCGCAAACCGGCGCCTGGTCCTGGTAAACCTGCGGCCGGGATTGGAACGTCGCAAAGCTCTCATCGCCTGGCGCCACCTCGGCCAGGTCGAGCACAACCTCGCCCCGCGCAATCTTGCCCAACCAGGAAATCACTTCCTCGCGGTCCGTGCGCACCAGTTCGGAAGGCTGGCGCTCCCCGCCAGTCGAAAGATCATACCGCGCCAGCAGGCAGCACGCCCGGCTAACCTCCGCCGGCGCCACGTCCAGCGGCACCCGGTACCGCTTGCGCAGATACGTGTCGATCAGCGCGCTCGCATCATCCAGCTTCTGGCAGATCGGCGCGTCCACCACCGCCACCGCCTCGGCGCCATCCGGCGTGGAAGCGCGGATCATCTCCGCCGCCCCAAACCGCAACACCATATCGGCAACGGTGGCATAGGCCATGGTTAAGCCGCCTTACCCTTCGAAGTCTCGGCAGCCTTCAGAAAGGCGTCGACCCCATCCGCTTCCAAAACCTCGCCAACCACGACGGTCAGCATCCGGTCAGCGATAATCGCCTTCAGCTGCTCGGCCGTGAAAGTGTCGGCCGGATATGCCTTGGCGCCGGAAAACAAAACCCCGCCGCACATGCGCGGCATCGGCGAGGAACACGTAACGACAATCTGCTTTTTCATGATACCCTGGATGGTTCGAGAAACCCCGCCAGGCGCCAGCCAGGCGGGCACATCATTCAGCCGCCTCAGTTGAGCCAGACGTTTTCGACTGCGGTCGAAAGCCCCTTGAACGTGTTCGGCGTCAGGTTGCTGGTCACCAGCGGATCATAGTCATTTTCGCAATACGCCCGCGCCGTCGGATACAGCGATGTCGGCACGATCAGCTTCGTCGGCTTGATCCCCATCGGCGAGCCATCCGGCCGCTTCCAGGAAGCCATGGTCGCCCGCGCCGCATTCAGGTTCGCCAAGTTCAGCGTGGCGTCGGAGCGGAAGATCAGCTGGTACAGCCCATACCCCGCGGCGCAGCGCATATCGCCGCCCCACTGGAATTCGTTCCGGTCGAACACGGACGGGTCCGTGAGTGACGTGCGCGGCGTGATCACCGGACGGCGGCGCCACTGGAACACGAACGGCTTCAGCACCTTGCCGTCATCAACCAGGTACCAGCTGGTGGACGAACCGGACTGATAATTCGCGGTCGTCGAGCTGGAGCTGGTATTCGGGAAGCTCACATGGCTGGCGGAGAAGAAATCCTGCCCATCCACCCAAAGCGTCGTCGTGCCGTTCTTGAAAAGCTGCGCCACCAGCAAATCCGCCTTGTTGCCGAAATCCTGACCGATCTGCGCCGCCGCCGGCGCCAGCATCCCGAACTTGTCATCCTCCAGCTGTTCGCGCCGGATCGCGATGGTCTCTTCATACGTCTTGTTGGAGATCGCGAAGGTTTCCTGGGAGAGCGAATACGCCAGGCGCTCGCCAATCCACTCGCGCACGCCGGGCAGCATGTCCAGGCGCGGATAAACCTCGGTATCGCCCGTCGAATTCACCTCAAGGCAAAAGCTCTTATAGATGGATGGCGCGGCAAACAGCTGCTGGTTGAACGCCTTCTGCACATTGTTGTTCAGCGTCTGGAGCGCCGGAAATGTAATATCCATGATCAGTAACCCTTCACTTCAACATAGGTCTGACCGTTATCGATCCCGACCAGATAACCGATAATGCCGGTGAACCCGCTGCCCGGCTGGGTCAGCGTCAGCGTGCCGTCATCGGTCGCGTAAACCTTGGCGTTGACGTTCGCATCGGTGGCGGACGGCACGGTCAACGCGAACGTATCGTTCGCCGCCGTCACCGTGGCGCCGGCGGAGGCATTGCCGACGTTATTCACGCCATTCATCGCCAGGCCCACGAACGCCACGATCCCACTGGTCTGAATGCGCACCGCCTGGCCGGAGGAATTCACCCCCACCAGGCCGCCAGCATAAATCGTCTCGCCCGGCGCCACCGGGTAGCCGAACGCATTGCCGCGCGCCGGCCCGCGCCGCGCAACGGTGATATTGCCTGTCAGCGCCATTACGCCGCACTCCCTTCAGTCGTGACGGCCTGCTTTTTCTTGAAGGCCTTATATTCCTCAAGGTCCGTCCCCATCACCGTGCAGATCGCCACTTCCTCGGCGGTCAGCGCATCATCCGACGCGTCATGCAGCGCAACGCGACGCTGGCCGCCGGCGCCATTGATGCTCGGCAGTAAATTGACCAGCGTCTCCGTCCCCGCCGGGTCCGCCACGTGCTGCGCGATATACGCATCGCGCGCCGCGGCAATCGGCTTGCCGGCTTTGATCGCCGCGTCAACAAACGCCACCGCCGCCGCCCTCTTGCCCTCGGCCTGCAGCGTGTTGAGGCTGGTCTCCAACGCCGTCACCCGCTCGATGGGCACGTGCGTCAGTTTCAGCGCCGCCAGCTCGGCCTTCACCGTCGCCAGCTCCGTCCCGGCGGCAACCGCCGTCTGCAACGCCGTCATCACGGCGGCATCATCCACCGTCCCGGCAATGCCGAGCGCGGTGCAAATCGCAATTTTGTCCATGTCATTCCCGTTCGTATGAAGTGCGGTCAGTTGCGTGAGGTTCGGGTTATTGGTCAGCGCCGCGGATAAAATCGCGATCACCGTGCCATCCGCCTTGTCGTAGGTAAAAACCGGGCTGATGCCCTTGTAAGCCTTGTCGGTCATCAGCGCCGTGCCGGACTCGTTCCATTCCGAACGCCCCCAAATCCCGTCCGCCCGGTTCTGCAGCTCCACAATCCAGCCGCGCGCCGGGCTGGGCGCCCCAGCCGCCGGAGCGCGCTGGGTGGAGTGGTTCTCATCAACGGGCAGCTTGCCCGCGGTCATCGAGGCCGCGATCACTTTTTCCGCGTCACGCAGCACGTAGGGCTTCCCATCCACACCGGAAAATGTCCCGGCCGGAATCAGATGTATCCATTCGGGCACCTGCCCGGCCGGGAAAGAGACAGTATGGGAGGAAACGTCCATGCCCGGACCATGCCGGTGCCAATCCGCCCCCGCACGCTAGACATGTCTAGCGCCGAAACATTTTTCGGCCAGGTTGTGCAAGAAAAAGGCGCCCGGCAGGTGATGCCGGACGCCTGATGTTAACCCCCAAATCGGCTAAAAAGCCACCACCAAAAAAAACGCCTCGAGGAGCGCCGTAGAGGCAGTCCAACCAAGAGGGGTATCCTCAACCCCGCCCCGATTTTTAAGGCCGTTAAGGCCGAGTCGCGGTGCGTAGAAGTTCGCGATTATCGTTCGCTGCGCCGGGCATTCCCGCACACGCGAGGCAAACGTCCTTGAACAGCCGGTACCTATCCCCGCAGGTCGCACAGCAAGTCGTATCACCTGCCGCAATGAAGCGGCGCCACCTGTCGAAATAAGTGCCCCGATCATTTTCCTTGACCGTCATCAAGGCCGCACGACGGATTGACCTTCCGGCCAGTGACGGCCGGCGCGGCAGCCAGAACGACTCCCACGGCTGGTCAGGCACGCCCAGCACAACAAGCTCCCGGCAAAGCTCGAATATCGCGCCATTATTATGTTCAACGTAAAGCCTGCCCACGTTATTGTCGTTCACGAAGTCAGGATTACCCCCCAAAAGGGCATCATCAACATAGGTCCAGGCCGCCCAGCCACTACTTCCTTTCTTGGCCTTTGAAACAAAAATCTCAATCATAACGTTCCCCCTCAATTCAAATTCGCCGGCACCGGCAGTCCAGCGCGTTGCTTATAAAGCTGCACATTCCGCGCGCCGACGGCGTTTTCCACATCCTCGCAAACGCCCTGGCACTCATGCAGCAGCCTCACCAGGCCATCCAGCCCGCGCTCGCTCAGTTGAAAATCGCAGCCGCCGGCCGTTCCGCAGAACAAATCCGCCAGCATCGCCAGCTTCGAAGCCGTGGCGGCCACGGCGTTTTGGTCAATCTCAGTCTCATCTTCAATTTTCAGCATTTTAGGCTCCTGTTTGCTTTTGAAGGCATCGGCAGCGCGCGGGAATCGCGCGTGCCGGGAGTTCAAAACTGCAACAGGTACAGCGCCAATGTCTTTGGGCTTTCGCCTTGGACATTCACATCGGCCTCCCGGCAAAGCGTTAACTCGCATGTTCGGTATCCTGTTGCAAAAGGCGTTTTGAAGCACCCGGATTCAACCTAAATGGGCTTTCGCCCCGCCGTTAAGCACATTCATTACAGCAGCGTCCGGATGTAATCCCCGGCGATCCGGGGAATCTCCACCCGGTCCGCCGCCGAAAGCCCCAAATAAGGCCGCGCCGGAATCGTCACGGATTTCGCAAACACCTCCCGCACCCCGCCCAGCCCAAGCTGAAAATGCAGCGCCTTGGCGGACTTGGGCACAATTGTCGCCCCGAACTGATGCACGGCGGCATAGATCATCCCGCTGCCCCACTGCACTTCGCCGGCGCCAACCACAAAATGCTGGCTGGTTCGAAGCGCTCCCGTCAGATACAGAATGTCGTATCCCGAAGGCTTAAGGCTGGCATAAGCCGGCATCAGCGGCGCCCAGGGCGATCCATCCGGCGCCGCCTGCTCCCCAAACCGCCGCACCGTGCTATCCACGCCATAAGCGCCCAGCCGCCACAGCAACCCCGCCGGCCGCGCCAAATCCGCCTCAACCCGCGCGAACGCATTCATCACCAGGCTATCGTCAAACGTCACCTCAAACGAAACGCCGGTCATAGTGCTGGATTCCTCGTTCTAAATCGCCTATGTATAGGCCGGGTGCGCTGCGACACGGTGATATCTGCCGTAGCACGGTCGCAAGATCGGAGCGCCATGTGGGGGTGATAGTCCCACCGGCGCACCTAATCCTCCTCCAACGATTTCCGCACCACGGCCGCCGAACCCAAAACCACCTTGGCGTTCCGCAACATCGCGATAAAGCTCTTCAGCCCAATACGATGCAGGCTTACCACATAGGTTTCCCGGCCTTCATCGGCTTCCTTAACCGTGGCGCGCATCATCTCGCCATTGATCACGCCGAACACCGCCAACTGTCGCGGACGGCCCAAATCCAGCACGAGCAACGGCGCGGCCAGCAGCTCGGCCAGGCCAGCATAAGCCGCCGGCTTTACCTCCGGGTGGCGCGAAATCTGCTTGGCCAACGTATCGGCGGAAAGCAGGGCCGCCCGTGATTTTGTTTTTAGCCGCGCGGCCGTTTTCGCGGTCAGCGTGCCCACCTGCACCGAGCCCTTCGGTGCCGCAATGAATTGGTCCAGCACTTCCGGCTTCACGGCCGTCTCGCCCGGCGGCGCCAGCACCGGCGCCGGCGGCCCGTACAGCTTCACGCGCGGCGCCTTCATCGGTTGTTTCTTGCCCTCCAGCCACGCCTTGCCGGGGTTATACGCGAAGCCAGGGTCAACACCCGCCGGGTATTTCGTCACCACGCCAGTCGTCCGGTCAATATAAGTCTGCCAGGTCAAATCCGGCGCCTTATCCGGCCCGCTCTTGCCACGCGCTGCCAGGCCGCGGTCATTCACCAGGCCGACAATGCAATGGCAATTCCAGCCATTGGGCGGATAATTCGTGTTCCACCACGGATCATCCGCCCGCAGCACCATGCCGCTCCACGCAACGTGCTGCAGTCTCGGGTGCGGGCAGTTTACGTGCAGGTATTCCCAGTAGGGAAAAGCATCGAGCACGTCCGGATTCGTCGCCTGGGCATAGCGCCCCGCCGAGAACGCATTCGCCATATTGGTATTGTAGATGATCTTCGCCCGCCAATCCGCCGTGCCGGTATGGCTCCAGCCATGTTTCCGCACGATGGCGTCAAAATCACCGCGAAATTCCTTAAAGCCGGTTCCCTGGGCAATCGCCTTGTCGATGGCCTGCCGGAAATCTTCCAGCAGCGCGTCACTGGTGGCGCCGGCGACCATGAAGCTGCGCGCATGCGCTTCATCCATGATCGCCGTCCAGTGCTTGGTCGGCACGTTCACCTTCTGGCGAAAATAATCAATCGCGTCCTGAAACGGCATCGCCACCGCCTTTGCGGTCGTTGTCACCGTTTAATCCTGGCGTGGCTTCGCAAGCGGCGCAATCTCATCCAGCAACGCCGCGCGCCCAGCCAAATCCGCCAGCGCCATGCCCTGCATCATCGCCGTCGCAAACGCCGTATCATCCAGCTTCAGCTTGCGGAGCCGTTCCGCCAGGTCAGCAAAATCCGTCGCCGCCTCAAAGCACGCGCGCACCTGCGCCGTCATCGCCCCCAGCGCCGCGCCGGCCTCGCGCTCTAGCCTGGTATTCAGCGCATCCAGCACCGGCTCCGCATCCGCCGTATGCATCGCAATCAGCCGCCCGAACAACTTGCCCGGCGCGGTCAGCAATGCCCGCGAATCGGACGTCGGGTTAATCTCCGGATGCGGATTCGCCTTGATCTTCACATCATCCTGCGCCAGCGGATCATTCCCGCCGGCAGCGCCCGGCACCGGCGCCGGCACGCCGATCACCTCATCCCCATCCTCCGGCGCCGTCAGCTGCAACCGGTCGCGGATCTCCGATGCCTTTACCTTGAATCCGAGCGGCCCCAAGTCGGCCACCGCCGCGATCACATCGCTCATCGGCGCCTGTTCCTGCTGGCCGATCACAATGCGTGGATAAGCGCTCTGCGGTCCAAACGTGAACGCCACCATCGCCTGCACAACCTGCCGGTTGATGCTTCCCGCCAGCAGCCGCGCATCAAACTTCTCCACATCCTGCTCGGCGGACCGGTGCTCCTGCCCCACCGCATGCCCGCCGGAAATCGCATCCGTCCCGGCCGTGCTGCCCAGCACCAGCTTGCTCACCTCGTAATTCAGCCAGTTCGCCCGCTCGGAAAACAGCTTAGCGCCATCATTCGCACCCTTGGCCTCGACGAATTCCATTTCCATCGACTTCGGGATAATCGCCGCCAGGTCGCCGGCGATGCCGCGCACCGCCCGCCACAGTGTCCGCTTGTCGCCATCGCTCGCCTCCGCGCCATACCGCCCCAGCCGCACCGGCAAACCATACCCCTGCACAAACAGCGCCCAATCTTTGAGCGTAAAAGTCGAATACATCCACAGCCAGGCCACCAGCCTGGTCAGCCCGCTGCGCACCGGGTTGCCGGATTTCGTCGGGTGCGCGTGGAGAAGAAATTTATGCGCTGGTAGGCTGGTATAACCGGCCATGTCGCGCAGCCAGATTGTCTGCCCATCATCCCAGGACACTTCAAAGTCCCGCGGATTCCGCCACAGAATTTCCGCCGGCCACACCCCGTCCGGCCGGGTATCCCACATGATTTCGTTGGCCGAATAGCCTTTGCCCATCGCGTCCGTCACGTCATACATCACGCGCTCGAGCACTTCGGTATCCAGCCATTTGCGGACAAAGTCGGCGTGCTTCTCGCCGTCCTTCACATCCTCCGGCGCCTCGACCGTCATCGGCAGCAAACAAACCTGCCGCCGCCGCTTCGACAGCACGGAGGAATAATGGCTGAAAAGCTCCTCGATCTCCTCCGCCAGAATCATCCACTCCCGCGTCTGAAAATTATCCGCCGCCCGGATCACCATGCCCAGCCGCCCCGGATCGATCCCGAACGCCAGATGCCCCGCAAACGGCGGCCGCCCGGAAAACCCGGACGGTGCGGCCATCTCCCCCTTCAGCTGCGCAATATCGCTCGCCTTGATCGTGTACCCGAACTGATCAACCAGGCCGCTGTTATTACTGTCCGCCATTCTGCACCTCCCGCGTATCCAGCAACTCGAGCCGCCGGTCGATCTCCTTTTCCACCGCAACCCGCCGCTCCCGCGCCGCGTCCTTCGCGGCCTGCCACGCCGCCAGCCGCTCCTGGTACTCCGCGGCCTGGTCAGCCCGGATCGCGTCCTGCAATTCCGCCTGCAACTCGGCATAAGACATTTGCTCAAGCGGCTTGCTCATCGCGCTCCTCCGGCCAAACGAACTCAACGCGCCCATCCGGAAAACGCCGCATCAGCATATCCCCTGCGCGTGGCAGATAAATGATCATCCCGCTTGGCAGCTCCCACGCCGCCTGCGGCCCAGCATACAGCTCCGGCCGGCGCAGTATCCCAAACGCATGCAGCGGCAGCGCCTCAACCATGGTGGCCAACCAGATGCGCCGGCATCTGCCGCCGGTATTTCTTCACCAGCCGCCGCACATTGTTCCGCTGGTTTTCCGTCAGCGTCGCCGGGTCCCGCTGCCAGATGTCGGAGACAAACCGTTTATCCCAACTCCCAGGCAGCATGTTCGCACTCTGCAAATGCCGCAGCATGTCCCGCAGCGTATCAATCTCCGCCATATCCACCAGGTCAGCCATGGTTGCGCTCCATCTCCTGCACAATCGGGTCATGCGGCGGCAGCACCGGCGCTCTCCCTTTCGGTAATTTCCGCCGGTATTTCCAGGCCAAATCCTTAATGCGCCGCACATCCGCATCGTTCGGCGCGCTGCCGGCGGCCAGCAGCAAATCCATCCGCTCGACGAAACTCCGCTCCTCGCGCAGCTCGAACATCAGCGTCTTAAGGGCAGACACAGTCGGCCTTAAGAACACGCAAAGCGCCTGTGCAATGCGCCGCGCATCATCCTCCTCATTGTCGTTATCCGGAATATGATAGGCCATCAGTAGACCCTCCGCGTCAGCGCCGGCATGAACCCGGCATCGTTGCGTTCCGCATCATCCTGCGCCCGGTCCGCCTCTTCCGCCGTCCGGTAATAGTCTTCGGCTCCATAGTCCGCAGTCACCCGCCGCGCTGGCGCTGGCTCGTAACCAAACTCCTCCACATCCGCCCTGGCCGCCGCCTCGCCTAGCGCCCCTGCAATCGCGCTGTCGCCATGACGCTTCTTGCCGATAATCCCGGTCCGCTCCTCCGGAATTCGCCCCACGCCGCGTATCAACTTCAGCAGCCGGTGGTCAGCCTTGATGTCGCTGTCCAGCGGCAGCACAATGGTTCCGTCATCGAACCGTGCGCGATATTTCGGCATATTTTCGCGATACCAGGACTCGGTCAGCATCACCGCCTCGATCCGATAGTCGCCGTATTTCTGGATCGAAACTTCGGCCAGGTAGCCGCCATTTCCGCCCGCGTCGAACTTGCCCGCGCGGAATCGAGGCAACCGGTCGATGATATAAAACACCACCTGCTTTTGCGCCTCGTAAGGCACGTTGCGCATTTCCAGCACGAAGGGTGTGCGGATCGTCAGCGTCTTGGTGATCTCGAAAGGCATAAAGACCGAAAGATCGCGGATACGCGCAAAATCCTGCCCGAACACATGCGGCCGGTCCGCCTTCAGCGTGTTGAGCACCGGTAGCAATTCACTCTCGCAGAAATCCTTAATTTCCGCGATGCGGAGATGCTCCGCCATCATCATGAAACTGTCGTCTTTTTCCAGCCGAATGACGGGAATTTCCTTCTCCATCCGCGCCTCGATCAGCGCGCCGGAAAGATACGCCCCGCTCCCCGCCGTCGGGATGCAAAACAACTCCTCATCCGCATCCGTGCCATAATCCGCGATGATATCAGCCCGGAATTTTGCCTCGCCCTCCGGCGTCCACTCCTGTCCCAGCTTGGTGCAAATACGCTTGTAAAGACCTTCGCCAATCGCATCATCCAGCGTCACCCGCATCAGCGCGTAGGGCTTTTTGCCCGCGCGGATATCGTTCACCAGCTCGTTGAACGGGTTGTCCGTGCCTTTATGGGTGGAGATAATCACCACCTTGCCGCCCCAGATCAGGTACGCCATCGCGGCCTTGATGATCTCGTCCAGCTTGTCGGCAAACGCGGCCTCGTCGATGATCACCAGCCCTTGCTTGCTGCGCAGCGTCCGCGCGACGGACGGCAGCCCAACGATTTCAAACCCGGAGCTGAAGGTGATGCGGAATTTCAGTAGCAGCTTATCGGGGTTTTCGGGGTCTTCAAAAAAGCTTTCCTCGACTTCAGATGCCGCGCGCTCCAAGGCCTTGGCCCAGTCGGTGCAATAGCCGATGAACTCGCGCGTCACCTCCTTGTCATAGGCCATGTAGTAAACATCCATGCCGCCGGCATCGCGGGAGGCCGCCGCGTACAGCGTCGCCACGGCCGCGGCCGACCAGGAGAAGCCGATGCGGCGGGATTTCTCAACCACCACCACGCGGTTTTCATCCACGGCGCGCATGAATTTCTGCTGGCTGGGCAGAAACACATCCGGCAGGTCGTCCGCCTCGATCAGGTCCGTGGTGCTACCGTCCATGATAAGCCTTCGCGTTCAACCACCCCTGCCGCCACGCCTCATGCAACGCGCCGCCGGCGCTGAACGGATTCTGCTCAATCCCGTCGCCCATCACATACGCCTCAAACCCATCATCCTCGGCATACTCATCAAAATTTTTCCTCGCTGGCCGCTCCGGCCTGCTGCGCACGCTGCTCATGAAAACTTCCCCGTCTCATTGCCCCAGCTCATCCAGCCAGACGCCGCTTCGCGGGCAAACAACTCCACATACGGCCCGTCGAACTGCGCCTCGATCTTCGCCCGCATTTCATCCGGCTTGCGGCTGTGTTCCCGCACCGGCGCCACAATCAAATTCCGCTCGCTCCTGGATTTTATCTTCGGCTTGCCCACCCGCCCCAGCAGCCAGAATTCCGCCCCGCTCCGGTAGCAATACCCCGGCCCGAACGCCCATTTATTGCCGGTCGAACTCTGTTTCGCCCAGGCGCCTGCGGAAGCATATTTGAAGCCCCAGCACGCCATCGTCTCCATTGCCTGCGGCAGCATCGGCGCCGTCGCCCACATCACCAGCGCGCAACCTTCCGGGTTTGCCAGCTCCAGCACCGGCAGCGCCTGGATGTCTTCCAGCTTCATGCAGGCATAGTGCTTGACTGGGTTCTTTTCCTCGCCCTTCGCCGAGTAATTGGCGAAATACCAAGGCGGATCAGCGAGGATCACCCGCGCCTGACACTGCGGCAGCGCGGTGAACGGCGACTTCTCAAACAGGCTCATTGCACACGCGCACGGCATTGGGATTGTGGAACGCGAAGTGCCAGGCGTCGTTCAAATCACGGTAGAGCAAATGCTCCGCGAAGCGTGTTTCCGGGCGCGACGCAACCCTCAACCCGCGCAGACATTCAGCAAAATCCGCAACAATCTTCGGCGGCTCGTTCATTGCCGCACCCCAAAAATCCGCGCCTTGATCGTCTCCACGGTATCCTTGGAAAGCCCGGCATCCTTCGCCACGTCCTCAACGGCCGCGGCACTTTCCGCCCGCGCCTTGTCCGCCGCCCGCTTCTCCGCCAGCGCAATGAACTCGACATTCGATTTCGAGGCCCGGCCCAGATGGTCCAGCGCCTTCGCCAGCTTCATCAGCCCGTCCGGGTTGCCCTCCTTGGCGGATTTCCCGCCCTCGTCCATCTCGGCGTCGTCATCCGCCTTCATGAACAAATCCAGCACAGCGCCATGGATGAGCTCGATGTTCAGCCGCGCCGCCTTGCTCTCCGGCGCATCCCCCAGCTCGCGCACCAGCGCCTCCGCCACCACGCGGCTCCGCTTCATCTTCTCGCCTATGGCGTCCAGCCCTTTAATGTGCCGGCCCAAGGCGCTCCGGCTCACCTGGCTCTGCATATCCGCCAGGTGTGCTAAGATTTCATCAATCGTATGCCCAGCCTGGCGCAGCCGCCCAATGGCCGCGCGAATTTCCGCCGGCAGCTTATCGATGGATGACGGCCTCGGCACTATTCAGGTCCGCGCGGCGCCACGCCGGGATGCACGCGCCCTTGCGCCACCTCCTGGCCTGGCGTCGTCAGATGCGCGATCCACAACTCACCCGCCTGCGCGGCGATTTTCTCAAGCCGCACCAGCCCGTGCTCCGCCAGGAACGCAATATCCGCGCGGATCAAATCCTTCGTCGGATGGTGTCCGAAGGTCTGACACACGGTTTTCAGCACGGTTTCATTGGCGGCGAATCCCGCCTCATCCAGCGCCCGGAGAATAATCAGCCGGCGGTTCTCCGCCATGGTTTCCGCCATGCTCACGGCTTGTTCCCTTTCAGCTCGTTCTGCACCAGCATCTCCAGCATGTTGTTGATCGGCTTTAGCTGGCTATGAATTCCGGTCATCTCGCCGATGATTTTGGCGCCCTGCTGTTCGACCACGCCAATCCGCCGGCTCAGCTCCTCAGCGCCCGCCTGGGTCAGCAGCTGCGCCATGGAGACCTTGATGCCGTCCACCTCGTCTTCCACGCCGTCGAGCCGCTTTACCGTGTTGTTATGCTCCGCCCGCGTCACGAAGCCGGCCTGCATGCGATAGATCAGCGCGCCTCCCACGAGGTTCAAAATGACCAGGGCGATGCCCATCCATTCGGCAGCCGCTTCCCAGTCGCCCGAGGTCCACATGCTACGGCGCCGCCGGCGCTGGAGTGGCCTCGATCTTGGCGATCGAGGAAACCGTATCCCGGCAATCCGCCCCCGCCTCCTCCAGCCGCACGATATAATCCGCCACCTGGCTTTGCAGCGTGATCGTGCCGATCTGCGGCTCCGGCGCGCAGCTCAGCAGCCCGGCCGGAATGGTCACCCGCTCCACCACCACCTTCGTCATCACCGGCGGCGCCGGCGGCGCGCTGCAGCTCGGCAACGCCAGCACGATCAGCCCGATCAAAATCCACGGCAGCAACACCACCGCCTGCAACACCACCCGCCTCATTTCTGGCCTCCCTGCGCCGCCGCAATCTTCGCCAGCGCATCCGCCAGCACCGGCGCCACCGGGCCGTCCTGGCCGGTCTGTGCGGCGGCAGTGGCAATCGCCGCCCGCTGATCCCCGAGCGTGCTCTCAAGCCCGCCCACAACGCCCTGGTGCGCCGCCACCACGTTGTCATTCACGGCGCCCTGCGCCATCAAATCCTTGTTCGCCGTCACGGCCGCCGCGGCATTCGCCTTTTCATCGGCCGTCACCTGGTTGGCCAGCGCCAGCTGCGCCTTTTGCACCGCGGGCAGTTCCCAGCGCATGCCAGCATAAAACCCGCCACTGAAAACCAGCAGCGCCGCAACCGCGTAAATCCCGATCTTCGCCAGTATCGCCTGCATGGTCAGGAACCTCCTTTTGCGGCGCGGAACCCAAGCCCCGCCAGCGTCGCGCCCATCACGGCGCCGAAACCAATCCCGAAAGCCTCGTAGTCAAAATGCCGCCCGGTGATCACCGAATAAATCGTCAGCCCCAGGAAGGTGAGCACCCCGAGGATCGAGAGCAGCGGCTGTTCATCCAGCTTGCCGTCGCTGCCCTCGATCAGCTCGGTCACCCGCATCAGATAATCTTCAGCAGAAACTCCACGCCCAAAGTCAGCGCGAACGTCGCGGCAGCCGCCCCAATCGCAATCGCCTTCGGATGTGTCTGGAAAAACGTCAGTTCTTTGGTGACCGTCGCCTTCACGTCGGCGGCGGCGGTTGATGTAATGTCGGCCATCAGAAGCTCCATCCGGCGCTGAAATAAACAACATTCACCAGCGCCGCGCCGATCATCACGCCGGTAAAAACCTCACCCCATTCCTGGCCAGTTGCGAAACGTGGGATGCTCCAAGGAATGATGCGCGCGCATAAATACGCCAGCGCGAATTCCAGCCCGGCCACGAGCAAAATCAGCGCCGTCGGCCAAAGTGTCAGAAACGCCACAAGCACCGCCAGCGGCGCCATGCAAAGCGTCCCGCTCTCCATCATGCCAACCAGGTCAAAGCCAACCGTCCCCGGTTTCAGCCGCAGCGCCCGCGGCAGCCATTGCTGCCAGGAAGCCTCAACCGCCAACCCCGGCAGCCCCATGCCCTGGAACGGCCCCCAGCCGCCAATACACACGCCCAGGAAAAGCGCCGGCACACCAAGCAGCCCCCACCACCCAAATGCCACGCACAGCACCAGCGCCGGCAGCGCCCGCAGCGCGCGGGCAAAATCCGTCCCCAGCGAAAAACCGGTCAGCGTCGTCAACGCCCCGCCGCCCAGCCGCCAAATCACCGCCGTCGCCGGCACCATCAACCATGTCAGCCCGTGCGTCATGGCGCCCACCCCGCCGGGATAACGCCGGCCGTCATATCCAGCCGGCCGAGAAACACATCGCGCTCCACCGCGCGCCGCCGCGCCAGGCCCGGCATCGGCCGGCCGCCACCCAAATCCCAAAGCCCGAACTGCCCGGCCGCTTCCTCGAATTGTCCGGCATTCACCAGCTTCAACAGCGTGGACATTGAGCCGCTTTTCAACCGCACCAGGCCGTCCTTAACGCCCGGTTTGCCCGGCCCAACATTGTTCATAAAGCTGGCCAGCGCCCCCAGCTGGTCGCCGTTCAGCGCCGGCACCGTATAGGCAATCACCGACTGCAAACTGCCAGCCAGGTCCGCCGTCAGCATCGCCACCGCCTCGTCCATCGTCACCGTATCGCCCGGCACAACCGCCCGGCCATCAATCCGCGTCGAGCCAAACCCAATCGTCCACGGCTCGCCGCCGGTCGCGGGGTCCGGGTAGGCGTGCAGCACGCACCCCTCGAACACTTTGGAGATGCCTGTCGCCTGCGCGCTTGCACGCGCGATGATATCCGGTGAATAACTGATCATGGGCGCATCGATGCGCCACCGCCCAGCTCCTCGCACGCTAGACATGTCTAGCGCCGCCCATCTTGCGGCACATTGTCGTTATCAAAATTAAAGCCCATTTGCCGGTCCGATGAGCCTCTCCGGAAAAACTTGCCGGCGCTGAACGGCGCAGACTTCCCCTCGGCAAGATTGCGCAAATGCCTGTAAACGGCATCTTCCGTGCTCCCGGTCTTCCGCGCGATCTCCTTGGGCTTCATTTCGCGCGCATTGTAAATTTCAAACCGCCATTTCCGCGCCATCGGCACAACCAGCTCGCTGCCGCCGAAATACTGCCAAAGCACCGCATAGCCGGCATCGCCCAGCAGCTCGCGCAAATGGTGCGGGGTCGCCGAGTCCTTCGGCACCTTCACCCGCGTGCCGCCATGCGCCTCCACAATTTTGAGCGTGGATTCCTGGCCAAGCAGCTCCAGCAGGGACGCCAGCTCGCTCATGTCCGCGCCTTCCCCTTCTGCCGGCGCAGCGCCGCGGCCTTCCCGCGCTCCCGCTCCAGCCACGCCTTCAGCGCCTCAATCACCTCATTCCCGTCTTCCGGGTTCAGCCATTCCGGCCGGTCGATATCGGTCATCCGCTTCACAAACACCGCCAGCGCCCGGTGCGAATGGTCCCGCAAAAACGGCCGTAAATCCTTCCACAACCCGTAGATCATCCGCACATAAGCCTTGTCGGAAAGCGTGGTTTTCGGTTTCTCGCCGGCAAACCCCAGCCGCCGGAACTCCGCCAGCACTGCATCCAGCTGCGCATCCGTGCAGTCCGCGGAACTGGCGTGCCCCGTCACCCGCGCCAGCATCGCCCGGTAACTCTCATCCATCATCGCCAACTCCTTCTTGGCGATATGAATCTTGGCAATGCGCGCGCGCCGCTCCGGGGTGATGCTCATCGGCCTATACCGCGCCCGGAACGCCGCGTTCGCGGTTCACCGCGGCGTGGCTTGGCGCGCCGAGTTTGAAGGGCGCGCCCTTCGGATCATTCGCCGGCGTACGCTCCGCCGAAATCGCCCAATACGGCAGGTCAATAATCAAAGCGCGCGGCCCGCTCACGGTAAAATTCACCGGC